CTGTTCCGGCTTTGGGTGTGCACGTGGCTGGCGAATTCGTCGGCCTGAAAGCTGCCCAGCACGCGGTCGGCATCCATGCCCCGGCCATGGTCCCACCCACGCGGCGCGACGCCGCGCATGTCCAGCAAGCGCATGTGGTTGCCCGCCACTTCCCGCACCCCGGCATCCGTGCAACGGTAGAAAGCCTCGGCCGTGGCGTTTGCCGTCGCGCCGCACCACTTGCGCAACAGGCGGGGAAATGTTTCCAGCGACACCACGTCGCCATTCAGCTCCAGCCCCTTGGGCAATCCGTCGGCCAGCACGGGGATGACCTCGTTCCCCCACATCACGATGTCACCGGCCAGCATGTCGCGCATGGCTGCCGCCACATCGACAGATTCCAGCGCCTCGCCCAACTGGGACGGCGAAACATACCCGTTGCCGGTTCTCGCCTCGACCTCCTCATCCGTGGCCCTGCGCACGAAGCCCGGCGTCTCCTCCGTGGCATAGGCATGCCCGTGGGTGGCCAGCGCCTCCGCCAGCGCATCCAGCCGCCCGGCGTGCGCGTCCCCATCCGCATCATGCCCCTCCACCACCTGCGTCACATACTGGCGCACGTACTGCTGGGTGGCCATGGCCGCGCTGGCGATGGTCAGCGTCACGGCGGCGGAGTTGGTCAGCGGCAGGCGGATGCGTTCGGTCCCCTCCACCGCCGTGCCCTCGGCTATCAGCGGCTTGTAGGTTTCCGCGTGCGGCCCCACGGCCACCATGTCGCCCGCCTCGTCGAACAGGCCCCATTCGCGGATGAAGAACCCGCCCACGTTGAAGGGCAGCACCACGTCGGCCACCACCTCGGTGGGGGCGTCGGGGTTGACCATGACGGCGTTGACGTTGCCGCGCCACTTTTCCGCCGCAAGGCCGGTCCAACTGGGCGCGGGTGCGGGCACGCTGCCCCCGCCGTCGCCCACGGCAATCTGCCGCAACACCAGGGGCGCGCCCCCGGCGTAGGCCGCCGCAAGCTTTTCCAATCCCTTCGCGGTCCAGATGCCTTTCAGCTCATCGCTCATGACGTAACCTCGTGTACTTCGTGTCGGACGAAAACGTATTGCACGGCCACCACTCCGGCTTGCAGCGGGGCGGGCGGGAACGGCGCTTCGGAACCGGTGGCCACCACGTGCTCGACCACCACCGATGTGGTCAGCACGGCCCCCAGCGTCAGCGGTGCCGCACCCCGACCGGCGAACTGCACCAGCCCCACCACCGAGCGCGCGGGCTTGTACTCGTTGACCAGATCCAGCACGGCCTCGATGTCTGCCTGCCCGAACAGCGCGGGCGGGTTCAGCAGCTCCACGTCGAAGTGCGCCCACAGCACGGCGTTGTGGTCGCGCAGGTTGCGCACCCTGCCGCCGGGGTAGCCGTATTCCTCAAGGATACGCGGCAGCCCTTCCACGGTGCCGCCCATGGCGTGCCAGGCGTAGGCCCGCTCCACCCGGCTGCGGTGGCGGGCGTCGTCATCGTGCCGGGTGCGCGGCGCGCCCCGCGATGCGCCATAGCCCTGCATCAGCTCCTGTTCTGCCGTGGTCACAATCCACTGGTCGCGCGTCCAGCGGATGTCCTCGCGCACGGTGTCCAGGTAGTCGGCCAGCCCGCGCGCGATGACGGCCAGCGGCCCCGGACGGAAGATCCACGGCCACGCCAGCCGTTCGCGGAAGTATGACCAGAACAGGCCCGCCACGTTATGCCTCCGTCACCCAGCGGGCGGTCACGGTCAGGCTGGTCAGGGTGGCCAGCCCGTCGGCGGGAATGTCCACGTCGCCGACCGGGCTTGCCCAGTTGATGCGCTTCACCCCGGCGATGGAGACGATGCCCGCCGCCATGCGGTCGCGCACCACGTCGTGCCCGATGCCGAAGGCAGGCACCTCCGGCTGGTCGCCCTTGAACAGCGCCTCCACCCACGCGCGGGCGGCCAGTACCGTGGCGTCCGCGTCGCCGGAAAGCAGTTCCAGTTCCATGGCCACGTCCACGCCCACCGGCGTGGGGGCCTTCACCACCACGTCGTGGTTGATGCGGATCTGCGTGGTGATGGCGGCGCGCACCGCCTGCAACAGCTGCTCGGTGGGCTGGCCCGCCGCGCCCTTGACCACCACGTCCACGGTGCCTTCGCCGCGCGGGTGCTGGTCGTCCACGTACACGTCCACCACGCCGGTTACGGACAGGGCCGCCGCCTTGTACGCGGCGCTGGTGATGCCCGCGCGCGCCTGCCACGCCAGCGCGTACCGGCGGCGCAACAGGGCGTCGGATTCCGCGTCGGCCCCTTCCTCGGTCAACCAGCCCGCCGCGTTGCTCACCGCGCCGATGCCGGGCACCGGCGTGGCCAGTTCCACGATCTGGCCGGGGGCCGCGTTGGCCGCCGCGCCGTATTCCTCGGCCCGCGCCAAGACGGCCACCGCACCGGCCCCGGCGGGCAGCACCGCGTCGGCCTCGGTGACGTAGCGGTAGACCATGCCCCGGCCATCCGGCAGCGTGCGCACGATGCGCCCGGCGGGGATGCGCACGTTGGGCGTGTCTGTTCCGCCGCTGGCCGACGTGGCCGCCCGGTGGAAGGTCACCGTGCCCCGTGCCTGCGTGGCCTGCTTGCGGGCCAGTTCGATCTGTTCCGCGTGCAGGTCGAGGAAGTCGCCGGTGGCGTTGGCGGGCACGGCCTGCCGGAACACCTGCTCAAGCAGTTGGTAGAGCTGCCACAACCCCCACGCGAACAGCTCGATGAGGCCGCGCGCGATGCCCTTGTTCAGGTTCAGGCGCTGCGGCAGCCAGCCCTGCGCGGCATACTCGTCCTGCACGGCCTCCATGCGGGCGTAGAGTTCCGCGCGGATCTGCTCCAGCGATTTGGAGAGACGCAGGGAGGACCGGCGAAGTACGCCTTCGCCGGAACTCTGGGGGGTCTGGGGGGCAGCGCCCCCCGTGTCATAGGCTGACATCTTGAACCACCAGTTCGCGCACGGACTTGTCGGCGCGCAGGATGAGGTTTGAGGGCTGGTCCTCACCGATGAATGTCCACGACACCTCGGCCTGCACGGTGCGCTCGTCCCACGTGAAGACCGTGGTGCGCACGCTGCCCACCTGCACGCGCGGGTCCAACTCCACCCGCAGGGTCACTTCCGCCTCGAAGGCGATGCGGGCACCCTCGGTGTTCTCCTCGAAAATCCAGTCGTGGATCAGACTGCCCCAGCCCTGGTCGTAGAAAAGCGATCCCAACCGGGTGAACAGGCGCAGGCGGATGTCCTGAAGGCCCGTTTCCACGCCTTCGGTCAGGATGAACTCGCCGCTTGCGGCGACTAGGGCTTGGCCGTCACCATTAAGGGCAATGTCTTGGCCCCAAAGATGAAACGATTCGCTGTTCACAAAAAATTCCTCCACCACTTGACCTTGAGCCTGTCGGAGTTATCTAATCTAGTGGCACCGGTGGCTATGGAAACCATGAGGCCGCCCAGTGATCCCAAAAGGAGGTAACCGGTAAGGTCTCCAGCAAATCTTGCTGGCACCATTCAAGAACTCCAGCTTGTTGACGCAAGGAGGTCATATGGCCATGTCAACAACGGACTGTCGGAGCTAACCATGCCCTCCGGCAGTCTAAAGAATTCATTAAAGAAGTACTTTAGACTGCTCCTCCCGATTGCTAAGCTGCTATTAGACATCTACTCTCTTGTGGGTTCGATCCAATCCGGAGAGACAAACGGACTCGAATTAGCAGCAACCATTGCTCACATAGCGTTTAAGCTTGACGCACTACTCAAAGCGATGCGCTAGCGATATTCTCAATAGAATTGCGAGAGCCTGCCAAACGGTGTGCTCTGCATCAGCACAGAAACACGGATCGATCTTGTGGTCATACGCACGGGCTTGCATGCACAGAAGCGCAGATTTTCCATCCAGTGCCATTCCGCGAGGGAATAGCATCCCTCAGAGCAGATTTTTTCAGACCACACACGGGTTGTTCGGGGCGGCGAAAGCCGCCCCTTTTCTTTTCCCTCACACCGTCCCTCCGCTGCGGCTGCCCGCGTGGCTGTTGCCGCTCACCGTGCTGTTACCATCCACCGACAACCCACCCTTGATGGCCACCGGGCCATTGATGGTCAGGCTGCCGGTGATGGTGCGGTCCGCGTGCTCGCTCACCGTGCCCTTGCCGCCGTCGTGGCCTTCACCCGTCACGTTGCCGCGCTGGATGATCTCCGGGGCCTTCTGGAGGATGCACCCGCCCGCCTCCACGGTGGCGTTGCCGCCCACCTGCACCAGCCAGTCCGCTGGGGTCGTGGACACGATGCGTTTGCCGGTGTCGATGCGGATCTCCACGCCCTTCTCAAGTTGAATGACGAACTCGCCCACGGCGGCCAGCGGCGCGCCGTGCCCCTGCCAGCGGATGTTGCTGATGCGCGGGTAGTTGGGGTCGCCGTCGTAGTAGGAAAGGTCGCACAGGGTGCCCACCACGGGCGGGCACACCACGCCCCGGTCCGGGCCGCCCCACAGCACCGGCAGTTCCACGCGCGGCACCACCGGCTCGGCGGGGTCGTCGGTTTCATCGTTGCGCAGGGGTTGCACGTCGGCGTAGTAGGCCCCGTCGCTGGCGTAGGCCGCCACCACCCGCGCCTTGCGGGTCACGCGGTAGTAGTGCCGCAGGTCCGGCATGCACAGCTCCACCGCCCGGCGGATGAGTTGCAGCAGGTTGGCGCTGTTCGCGCCGCCGTTACCCCCAGCCATGGTCCGCCCCGTACCGGATGAACGTCCTGTTGCCGCCGGGCGTGAGCACGTGGCGCACCTCCTGCGCGCGAAACTGCCCGCTGACGCCGCGCCGCGTGTCCTCCAGCCGGAACGGCATGGAGTGGGCAAGGCCCGCCAGCAGCACCGATTCCACCTCGGCCAGCGCGCCCGGCGTGGTGGCCACCTCGTGATGGATGAGGTTTTCGCCAGTGGCCACCGTGTACAGGGGGCCGGGTTCGTCGCCCGCGCTCCAGCGCAGGCCGTCGGCCCCCAGCCACAGGGCGTGGCGCGAAAGGTCGTGCCCGTGCCCGCGCTGGATGGATTCCGCCAGTTGCCGCACCGCGCGCCACAGCGGCACCGTGGCGAACACCATGTGCGGCAGGGTCACGTCCGGAATTTCCACGGCGGCCACGGCCAGCCCGCTGCGGGACAGGATGCGCCGGGCCACCGCGTCGGCGGGTTCGCCGTGGAAGGATTCGGTGATGGTGGTGCGCGACAGGGCCAGTTCGCGCCCGGCGGCCAGCACGGCCACCGCGTCCGGCCCCGCCGGGCGGAAGCCGTCCACCGTGCCGGTGAACTGCTGCATGGGGCCGCCCCGGTAGCCGAAGCCCAGCGAGACGGGCTGGCCCACAGCCAAGGCGGCCCGCACCGATCCATCCGGGTCGGGCAGTTCCACCTCGGCCCGCGTGATGACCGCGCGGCGACGGCTGACCACCTCGGCCCGTGGGGAACGCAGCACTTCCAGCCCGCCCACCCGCACGATGATGTCCACGCCGGTGATGTCCATCAGCGGTTCCCCCTCGCTTTCCTGCCGGACACGTCCACCAGCAGCGATGCCTCCTGCTGCGGCGCGGCACTGCTGCCCTGCGCGGCGGCCTCTGCCGCGCGCGGTGTCCTGGCCCCGGCCTGCTCCACCCGCACGATGGGAGGCACATGCTCCACGAAGGCCAGCGTGGCCCGCAGGGTGTCGTCGGCGTCCGTCTCCTCGCTTTCAAGGCGGCTGAAGACCACTCGCCGGATGCCCCGCGCCAGCAGGTGGCGGTTTGCCACTTCCAGCACCTTGGGGTTCGTGCGGCTGTCCGTGCCCCGGAAGGCCCCGTTGATGGTTTCCAGCCGGTCGTAGCAGGTGGCGTCGTCGTCGGTGAGCAGGTCGAGGGTCAGCGTGATCTCGGCGTCCTCCCATCCGAGGGGGGTCTTTCGCTTGCCGGACACGCCGTCCACCTTCTGCTCGTCGAAGCGCACGGCGCAGGCCACGCGCTGGGCACGCAGGATGCCCGGCAGGGCCACCCCGCCAAGGCGCACCACGCCGTCCTCGAAGGTCAGCATGCTCATGCTCCCACCTCCGGCACGCCGTCGTACTCGGCCACAAGGGCTTGCAATTCGGACACGAAGCCCTGCGCATCGGACACGCCCGGCAGGCTCACGCTGCCGATGTGGATGGTCACCCCGCGCCCGCCGGTGCGGCCCTCGCGGCCCTTGGCGGGGGTTACGCCCACCTCGGCCATGGCTTCCAGCGTGCCGGGGGGCACCGCCGCGCCCAGGGCGTCATCCAGTGCGGCGTTAAGGTCCGGCGCGGCGGCCTGCATGCCCTCGCCCATGGTGGTCAGGGTGGCCCGACCGGATGCGGTCAGCGTGGACAGCGGCCCCGCGTCGGCATCCGAATGCGGCAGCAGTTTGGCAACAAGATCCATGGCCCCGCGCACGGCTTCCATGGGCACGGCCAGCATGGACTTGATGCCGTCGGCAAAGGTGCCCAGCAGCGCCGCCCCGGCGTCGAACAGGCTCACCCCGTTGATGAGGTCGAGGAAGAACTGCACCACGCCCGCCGCCATTTCGATGGGGGCGATGAGCGCGCGCACGGCAATGGCCACCCCTTCGGCGGCACCGGCCACGAAGGTGCCCAGCACCTCGCCGAAGCGCTGCCAGCCGGAGGCATCGGTGGCGGCCCCGGCCCCGAACAGGGCGGCGGTCATGCTGCCCAGCGCGTCGAAGACCCGGCCCAGCGTGGCGGCAATGGCCGAAAACGACGGCCCAAGGATGTCCGCCATACGCTGGCCCACCGGGGCCACTCCATCCACCAAGCCGGTGAGGAATTCGCGGATGCGGAACACCACGCGGGCCACGGCGGTCACCAGCCCTTCCAGCCCGGCGGCGCGGATGTCCGTGGCCAGTTGGCCGCGAATCTCGCCCACACCGTCGGTAAGGGTGGCGAACACGGCGGCCACGCCCCGGAACACCAGCGAGATGCGCGACCACCAGCGGTCGATGGTATCCGCCATGCCGCCGAAGTTGGTGCGGTAGGCCGCGTACAGCGCCACGCCCACGGCGATGAGCGCCCACATGGGCCACGACAGGCCCAGCAGTGCCGCCTTGAGCGGGCCAAGGGCCTTGGTCAGCATGGGACCGGCGGCGGACAACAACCAGATGGCCCCGGACAGCGCCGTGGCGGCCACCACGGCGGTGGCGATGCCCGCCAGCAGCTTGAGCGCGAATTCCCCGGCCACGGTCTGCGCCGCGCCGCGCAACATGTCCACGAAGCCGCCCATACCTTCGGCAACTCGCCCGATGACCGGTAGAAAGTAGCTGCCCGCCACGATCATCAGCGCCTTCATCTTGTTGCCCAGCAGGATCAGGGTGTTGGCCGTGGTCTTGCTGCGGGTGTCGAATTCCGCCTGCATGCTGCCCGCATAGGCAGAGGCATCGCCCACCAGCTCGAACGCCTGCGTCAGGTTGCCCATGTTGGCCAGCAGCGGGGCAATGGCCCCCAGCGCCTCTTCACCGAACATCTCGGTGAGCAGCGACATCTGCAATTCCCTGGGCTTGTCGGCCAGCGCCTGCAACACCTTGAAGATCGTGCCCTGCGCGTCGGTCTGCATGTCCCTGGCCATCTGCGTGACCGAAAAACCCAGCGAGCCGAAGGCCGCCTGTGCGTCCTTGCTTAACGCCGTGCCCTTGACCAGCGTGGACGTGAACTTCTTGAGCGCCGTGGACGCGATTTCGGGCGAGGCCCCGGCGGAAAGGAACGCCGCGCCCAGCGCCGCTACCTGCGTTTCCGCAAGGCCCGACGCCATGCCCACCGCGCCCACGCGCTGGATCACCTCGCCCAGCGCCGGGGCGGTGGCGTTCATGTTGTTGGAAAGGTGGTTCACGCTGTCCGCCAGCGCGTAGACGCGCGGCAGCGAAAGATTCATGCCCGCCCGCCAGTCGGCCATCATCTTGCCCGCCTGGTCCCCGGTCAGGTCGAAGGCCACGCCCATTTTGGCGGCCTGCTCGGCGAACTCCGTCAGGTCGGCCTTGGCCACGCCGCTTTGCGCGGCGGCGGCCACGATGGCCGCCAGCCCGTCCGCCGCCATGGGAATGCGCGCGCTCATGTCCAGAATGGTGTCGGACATGGATTGCAGTTCGCCCGCGCTTTCGAAGTTCACCACCTTGGCCACGTCGGCCATGGAACTCTCGAAGGCGATGGCCTCTCGCGCGGCAAGGCCCAGCGTGGCCAGCAGCACGGCGGCGGCCACGGCAACCGGAGCCATGGAAATGGCCAGCTTGCCCATGCGCCCGCCAAGGCCGTCGGCAGCCTGCGCAAGCTGCTTCATCCTGCCGGTGATGAAGCCGAGCGGGCCGGAAATCATGTCCTGCAAGGACATGGTGGCGAAGACGCTGAACACTTCCATGGCGGGCCTATGCTTTGGTCCGTGCGCCCATGATGTGGGCGAGGGTCTTGATGTGGCGTTCTTCGAGGAACAGGGCCTGCGCGACCTGCCCGGCCCAGTCTTCCCAGTTGTCGGCGGGCTCGGCATGCAGCCAGTGACGGATCATGGCGTCATACTGTCCGAGCCCGCCGAGCCGCTGGCGAGGCCCACCGCCTTGATGAGCGCGCTGCTCATGGTGGTGACGAGGCCGGGGTAACTGTCCGCGTCGGCGAGAAACCGGGCGCGGTCGTCAGGGTGGATCACGTCCAGGATCAGCGCGCGCGACGCCTGCGCGGGGTTGCGCGCCGCCGTGGACTGCAACCGCTTGATGTGCGTGGGCGAGGGCTTGGCGAAACGGTAGGACACGGCCACTTCCGTGTCGGCCCAGCGATCGGTCCAGCTGTGCTCGAACGCGGCGTAGGCACGCCCGGAAGGGGCGGCCCCTTCGGCGTCTGCCGGGGTGGCGGAAATGGCCTGCGAGGTATTGGCGGGGTCGGACATGACGTCTCCATGCGGGTTGGCGTTTGGGCAGGTGAACCTGCTACGCCGCTACCCTAGCGGAGGCCGGAATGCGGGGCCGGAGGCAGTGGGAGATATACGGGGAAATGAAAAGCCGCCCCGGAGGGCGGTTTTTCATAGGCAAGCTTCAATCTCATTCTTCTTGGCAATATTTAGCGTTATCGGGCCTTGATTGCCCTGCTTCAGCACATATCCCTTTTCTATTAACGTCTCAAGTGAGTGCTCAAATGTGAGGTTGTTTTTGCAAAAATGATTCTTTAACGTTTCAATTGCAATCTTCTTTGTCCAATATTTTTTCATTACAAGACATAGCAATATCTGCCTAGAGCCAGTATCAAGATCCATTCTCTTTGATAAGTTTATTATAGAAGAATCAAGGCTTTCAAGAACTTCCTCATAACTGTCGATTCCAAAATAATGTCTGTGCGTCTCGCGAACTGTTGCTATGTCAGATGAACCAATCATAACAACTTCAAACCCTTCTATGGATGGGTATAGCTTCTCATTCTCTACGTATGTGATTATAGCCTCGTCTGGATCTCTGCTGATCACCTTCCAGTCAACAAAACATCCTGTATTCCAATCAAAAATCAAAATCCAATTATTGAAACTATCTTTGTTTTTATTCCGGCTTTCCTTTTCCACCAAAGCTTTGATAACGCCTTCATCCACATAAGAGCTGAGGACGTTTCTTCTAGGTGACGTGTCAATTTCTTCTTTGGCCATGTCGCGAGCCCTGTCTAAAGCCAATTTTTGTTGTGCCGAAGGCTCACGAGCACATTCTATTTCGTTAAATATGGCAGACAAACTCTTGAAGTAACTTATGACAACATTGCTCCCTTCAGATTCCTTTAAATAATATCCATAAATTACAGATGTTCTTTCTATTCCTTCAGCCCAATAGTGTTGTATTTTACTGCGTATCTGAAGTTCAAGCTTGTACCCAGCAACTGACAATATGATATGCAACGCCCTGTATCCCGTGTCCTCTCTTCCCACGGGGCGATAATCTGTAACACGGACGAGCGATATATCCTTGTTTGATTCAATCTTTTCTATGAGAAACCGTTGGAGATCGTTGACGTCATTATTTGTGTCAACAATAATTCTAAGCCCACCAATGTCTTGAAGTTGAGTAAGGCGAACACTCAGTCTATTTAGCTTTCGTATGATCTGTGGCTTACGCTTTAACCTTTGCGCTATGTAGTAGCCTTTGCTGTAATTAACTAGCCAGCTTTGTATTTCAAGCGTCGTTGCCGTGAGGAGTGGCAAATGCTCTTTTCGGTATTCATCGAAATACTCTTCGTATTCCAATGCCTGTTCATCGCTTACAACAAGGTTGCCAGAAAGAATTCGTCCAGATTTATCTATTTTTGCTTTAGATAATGCCATGACTCACCCTTTTATGAATAGGGGACTTTCGCTTCTCTGCGTATTGCACTGGTTAAATTAAGGCTGCGACAATAAAATATCTAATAAAATAACCGTAATCCATTTAGCTATCAAGAACTAAACAGGCCGGGTTTCCCCGGCCTTTCTCTTCTCCCTCTTTCCCTCCTCCCTCTTACCCCGTCAAACTGCTCACCTTCCGGTCCACCTTGGCGGGCACGCCGTTCCACAGGATGGGCGAGAGGATGGTGATCTCGCACTTCACCTGCCCGGCGTTGTCGTCGCCCTGGGCGGACGAGGTGTCGTGGCTGGTCACCTTGCACGCGGGCAGGGTGTCCACAATGGTGGGCTGGTCACTGTTGGCGTAGCTGACCACCACCGGGAACGGCGTGTGGTCGTAGATGCCGCCCGCGCCGGAGCTGGCCAGTTCCTTCTTCAGCCGCTCGAATTCGTCGCGGTCCAGCGTGAACGATCCCGACGCCTCGTAGTTCTTGCGGCCATAGCCGCGCGGGGTGGCCCCACGCCCGTAGCGCGGCTCCACGCCCTGGCCGTCCTTGTAGCTGATGTCGGTAATGCCCACCGTTTCGCCCTGCGGCAGGCGCACGGTGATGTCTTCCCAGTCGTAGTTCTTGCCGTTGATGGCCATGGTGCATGCCTCCTAGGCAGTAGCCGTCAGGCGCGGGTCGAACGAACTGCCCGCGTAGGCGTAGTTGGCGAACAGCTTGATCTGCCGGATGATGGGGATGCCGATGAGCGTTGTTTCCACGGCCACCCCGTTGTTCACGTAGTCCTGCCCCGGCGGGATGGCCACCACGTAGGCGGCCAGTTCCGGCGGCACGGCGGCGGTCATGGTGGTCAGCGCGGTTTCAAGGTTGGTGCGCAGGGATTCCAGCCCGCCCGCGTTTTCCGGCACCAGCGGGTCGCCCAGTTCGTCGTACATGGATTTCAGCGCCGCGATGCGCAGCTTGCGCACGGCCTTGAACACCACGCGCAGCACTTCCTCGTACTGGAAGTCGCTGGTCACCTCGGCCATGGTGCGCGAATCGCCCCAGTAGGCGCTGCGCAGCCCGGCGTAGACCTTGGCGGTAAGAAAGCCCGCCTTTTCCAGCGCAGCCTGCACCGCCTCGTTCCAGCCTTCGGGCAGGGTGCCCTGCGATATGCCCCCGTCGCGCACGCGGCCGGTGGCCCGCTGCACGGGGATGGACAGCACCCGCCCGGCCTGCAAGCCGCCCCAGTTGCGCAGCTTGCGCTGGCCTGTGGCATCGCTGACCTCGCCGTACTGGGTGCATACCTGCACGAAGCGCCCGGCAAACGCGGCCCGCTCGGCCAGCATGACGGCTGCCCAGTCGTTGATGTCCTCGCCGTCGCGGGGCAGGCGGCTTTCCATCTTGAAGTAGGTGGGCCGGTGCAGGTTCCACAGTTCGTCGGCCTTGGCCTGCGCCGCCGCCCAGTCCACCGAGTCGGACGGGCCGACGATATGTACGAACTCCACGTCGTACAGTTCCAGCGGGCGTTCGATGGCGGTCATCACATCCACGATGGACGGTACCGGGGCCTGCAACGTGGCCGTGTAGGTGGTGCCGCCCTGGTAGTCGCCAGCGGGAAAGGTGATGGCCACCCCGGTGTCGCCCGCCGTGGCCGCGCCATCCACCGGAATGGTGCGCACCGCGCCGTAGTTGTCCCCGCCGTCCAGCGACAGGCGGTAGGTGCCCTCGTTGCGCGCGCCGCCGCCGACCACTTCCAGCACCAGTTGCGCCTCTGCCCTGGGGGTGCCCGCCAGCGTGATCTGCGGGCCGCCGCCGATGCGCGTCACCGGTCCCACCGCCGTGCGCACGGTGAACCGGTAGGCGGTGCCCGCCTTCAGCTCGCCGTCTTCGGGAAAGGTCAGGGTAACGCCGGTGGCCGCGATGGTGACCTGCGTCGCCGATGCCTGCTGGCTGCCGAACGTCGTGCCCCCATCCGGAGAGATGCGCACCGGCGCAAGGCCCACGGCCCCGTCGGCCACCACTTCCACCACCACGTCGGCGTTGGCCTGCGGCACGCCGCTGGTGGCGCAGGCCGCGCCGGGGCCGCTTTGCCGCACCGGCGAGATGTACCCGGCGGGCTGCCCGGCCACCGGCACGGCGATGACCACGGGGTTCTGCCCCCCGGTGGCGAAGATGTCGCGCAGGGCATCCACCAGCGGCCCCACGCCCAGCAGGCCCGCAAGGTCGCTGCGTTTGCCCAGCAGGTAGCCCTTGCCGGGCTGGCCCCCGGAGCACACGCCCACGATCATGGCCGTGCCGTCCACGCCGCCGGGCGCAAGGCCCGACGTGCCGTCCACAAGATATTCCAGTACGTCGCCCATGGGTGCCCCTCCTTACCGCCCGCCCTGCGGACGCGCGCCCAGCGCGGTCAGGGCCGCTTCGTAGGTTTCTGCGGCAACGCGCTTGCCGGGCTCCCAGCCCTGCATGCGCGCCAGCGCCGCCTGCTGCCAACTGGGCACGCGGTACAGCGTGGCCAACTCGTCCAGCGAATGCAGGGTCGCCGCGGGCTGTTCCTGTCCCGTGGTGGCTGCGGCGCCATCGCCATCGGGCGCGGCGGTGGCGTTTTCGGCGGTGGCGGCCTGTTCCTGCCCCGTGGAGGCGGCCAGTTGGCCGCCCTGCTGCGGCGTATCGCTGGCGGTTGCCTGCGTCTGCGTGGTATCGGGCGCGGCCTGCGCAGTGTCGGGCGCGTCCTGCGCCGTTGCCTTGTCCGTCTTGTCCTGCGTGCTTTGGGTCGCGCTCTTGGTCGCGGTGTTGGCCATGTCAGTTGCCTCCTCCCACGTGGGGAACGATGTTGATGTCGGTAAGCAGGCGGACCTCCTCTTCGGTGGCCACCCGCCATGTGAAGTCTATGGTGAACAGGCGCGAACGCTTGATGAACGGGGCCACCACCGCATTGCCCACGCGGCGCTCGGCGTAGCCCTGATATTCCGCCCGCTGCACGCGCACCGCCACCCACAGGCCCCGCGCATCGTCCAGCCCGCGCGGCAGCGCCGTCACGAAGGCCGGGCAGAAGCCGTCCAGCCATGCTTCGTCGTCGGCCAGCACATGGGCCACCACGGGCAGGCGCACGGTGTACAGTTCGCGCCTGGTGCGCTGGACCGGGGGCACGGCTTTCACCTCGCGCCGCCGGTCCAGCACGCGCCCGGTGCGGGCGAATGTTTCCGTCAGGTACTGCACTTCCACGCGGGGGCGTGGCAGCGTGGCATTGTCCTTGGCGCTCTGGCCGGTCACCCGGTCGGCGGGCAGCCCGGCGGCTTCCGCCGCCTGCCGGATCACCGCGTGCGCCAGCGTTCTCATCCCTTTCCTCCGAACGCGGCGGCGATGTGGTTGGCCAGCAGGTCGCCCACTTCGGCCTTGTCTTCGGCGGAAATGCCGATGAACGGACGGGCGGGCATGGTCACGGCATGGTTGCGCCCGGTCTGGCCGCCTTTCTGGTGGATGGCCGCGTACTCCACCGACGTGCCCACCAGAACCGCGTCGGCCGTGGTGGCGTAGCCGATGGAGTTGCGCAGCCGGGCTGTATCCACCAGCGTCACGCCGCCTTCCTGCTGCGCCCGCGCGGAAGGATCCCACGGGTCGCCTTCCGGGCTTTCCCCGTCCCGGAACCGCTTGACCGTGGACGACACCAGGGTTTCGCCCACGGACCGGAGCAGCCCGCGCCGGTCGGCAAGGCTGCGCGCCGCGCCGCCCACCACCCGGTCCAGTCCGCCCCAGTTCAGGGTCACGCCGGTCTTGCCCATCAGAACCTCCTCAGATCGAAGAGCGGGGGCCGGGTGACCACGGCCACGCTGGCTTCCTCCCGGTCGGGGTTCAGTTCCACCGCCGGGGGCGGCAGCTTCAGCCGCCCGTCCACAAGGTCGTTCAGCATGGTGGTCACGTGCTTCCACTGCCGTTGCAGCGGAATCCATTCGTTGTCCGTGCTGCCCTCGGTATCCACCAGCGAGGTGATGGCCTGCACGATGCGGTAGGCCGCGATGACCGAGGTGATGTAGCGCAGCAGTTCCGGCACCTCCGGCAGCGGGGTGGCGTAGCGCCACACCAGCATGCCCGTGACCTCTCTGGACACGGCGGCGATGGTGCGCTCCACGATGCCGGGGTTCTTCGCCTCGGCCACGGCCACGTAGTCGGCCAGCAACAGGTCTGTGATGTGCTCGCGGGTGCAGTATTCCATGGCCGTTCCGGGTGTTTCAGACTGGTTTCAGACTGGTGTGAGGGGTTTGGCGCGGGCCTGTGCCCGGTCGCCGTCTTTCCGGCGGGCGCAAGCGCCATCCGCGAAGCCCACCCGTAGCGTGCGGGAAGTCCGGTTCATGGCAAGGCGGGCGAAGGCTGGCCGATGGGGCTGGACTCTGGCGTCCTGCCCCGTCGGACGGGCCGAAGCCCAACGCAGCCAGGGGCCGGAATCCCCGCACGCTAGGCAACGACAATGGCCTTGCAGATGGTCTTGGGGTTGCGGGCAGGCAGCGGCTTGGACTGGGCGATGAGGCGGAAGCCCGAATCGCCGGGCAGCGGCTCC